GCTCAAGTCTCGCAGCAGCATCTTGACTTCGGCCTGTGGGACTTCCCACTCATGGTCATAGCGCCCGTCCGGCCGGCGTGGTTGCTCCCACGTCCTGGCATGGACGTACAGGCACGGCTCGCCCGCGTGGCCGCATGGCCGGGCATCGTCCGCCACCCACTGGCCCCATACCACCGCCGTGCTGTCCCGCGTCTCCGAGAGGTCCACCCCGACCCACGTCCCGGCGCCACACGCCAGCGGAAACCACGGCAACCGGCACGCCGCCATCTGCTCGCGCGTCACCCAAGGCGATTCGCCATAATCGATCCATTCGTTGCCATATAATCGTCTGTAGACTGATTCCGGTACGCTCCCCAGTTCGCCGAGGTAGAACCCCTCATCCACGGTGTGCCCGTAGCTCGGCGACGCCAGCCGGGGGTACTCGGGATCGCGGTAGTCCATGCCCTCGGGCGCCTGCCACCACCGGAAGAAAAATCCGCCATGTGGTTGCTCGCCGCGCTCGATCGCCCGCCCCAACTGGTACATCTGCCCACAACGCGATTCCTCCAGGTCGAGCCCCGCCGTGGTGATGGCGATCTGCATGGGCTGCTGCCGCGCTGCCGAGCCAGTGTTGAGCGCCGCCCACAGTTCCTCGCCCTCGCCAGCCGCCCACGCATGGAGTTCGTCGAGGCCCACCGCGTGCGGGTTCAGGCCGTGCTTCGTCCGCCCCTTCGATGTCAACCGCTGCATGAACGAATACGGGTCGCCGCGCTTGGACAGTCTCGATACCTGGACCTCGACAAGCTCCCCGAGCGGCGCGCCATCCATCTCGCACATGCGCTTCGCCGCATCGAACACCATGTCAGCCTGCTCTTCGCTCGCCGCCGCGCAGTACACCGCCGCCGATTTCTCCCCGTCGGCCAGCATCAGGTACAGCAAAATCGCCGCCAGAACCTCGGTCTTCCCCGACTTCCTGGGCAACCCGATCAGGGCGCGCCGGTAGACGCGCAACCCCGTGCGCCCGTCCACCTCGAACAACTCGTACAGCAGGCGCTTCTGCCACGGCATCAGGACGAACCGCTCCCCCGTCCAGCGGCCGTTGGTCAGCAGGCACAGCGTCTCAATGAACCGAATCACCGTTCCACCCGTGGACCAGAACTCACGGCCATCCACACGCACCCGCGCCGCACCGGGGCATGGCGGCCGCACCGGGGCCAACGTCGCCCCGCGCCGAGTCACTCGAACTCATCCAGGTCGATGATGTCGGGCATATCCACGCCCCGCGACAGCATGTCCAGCAGGTCGTTTGCCGACTTCCCGGCCTCGCTCACCGTGAACTGCAACCGCCAGCGCGCCATCGGGTTCATACCGAATCGGTCACTGACCTTCTGTATCTCCTCACTCAACTCCCGGATGCGCCTGTTCAGCGGGTTCAACATCAGCTGATCGTGGCTGCCCTTTACCAGCGGGGTCTTGTCCACGATGGCCCGGAACCGCGCGCGCTGTTCAACCGCCCTCGCCCAGTTCTCCAGGTCAACCCGATCTGCATTGATGTCCACCGCCGCCGACACCTCGCTCTGCCAGAACGACTCCCACGCCACCACTCCCACCGCGCCCAGATCCTCCGGTGGCGCCGGGGCAACGAACGCGGCATCGCGGGCCAGCACCGTCAGCCCACGCCCGCGGCCACCGCGTTTGTTCACCAACAGCGCCGGGTCCTTCTGGCGTGCACCGGCCATTACTCACCACCTTTCATGACGGTCAACGATTTCCTCGATTCTGTACGCGCGGGAGATCAGGGGCGGCCTCTTTGGGACTTGGTATCCACAACCAAAAATGGGGCCACCCCCCCGGGGGGTATGCGTCGCTCATGACGTGCACCGGCCTCGCAGGTTGAATGAGGCGCAGACGGTGCGCAGGTTCGCGGGGTCATCCGTGCCACCCATGGCGCGGGGTGTGCGGTGGTCTACGTGATGGTGACGTGGATGGGGACATGGGCGCCCGCACATCACGCAGCGGTGAGCGTCGCGGGATAGGATGGCCGGGGCGATGCGTGTACTCCACTGCCAGCCACGGCTGCGACCGAGCGGGGCGCAGCGCCGACAGTGTGAGCCAGTGGCGATCAGCATTGAGCAGTCAAGGCAGCGATGCATCAGTCGCCCCCTCTGGCGCGCTGTAGTGGCGCTGGGGCCGCACGTTTGTTCTGATCCATGGCTTCATACTACCGAGCCTCCTTCGTGGGCGTCACGCGCTCTACGCGCTGTCCTGTGTGCGTTGCGCGTGTTGGGCCGCTATGTGGCGGGCGAGTTGTGGGGCGGTGGAGAATGCGTCGCGGCAACCGGGGCAGATGTAGCGGTGCGGGAGGTTGGCCGACTTGCGGCGCGCTTCGGCGCTGGCTGTCTCGGGGTCCAGGGTTGGCTCGTAGATGTCCCCACAGGCGATGCATGTACCGAGGCTGGTTCGGTCGGCGGCGGGGTAGAGGCGTTGATGGCGGCAGTGTGGGCATATCACAGTCCTAGCCTCCTGCCCGCCTCGGTGACGACCACGCCGACGGAGCTGTCGAACGCCGGTGGCGCCGGGCGGTGAGCGGCGTAGCGTGATGGGCAGCGGGCGCGGGAGGGTTCGCGGCCGGGCCACTCGCCCAGCCGGTAGCCGAGCCGGGGTGCTCCCTCGATCGCCGTGAACCCGAACCGCTGCCTGATCGCGCTCACGTAGACCTGGATGGACTGCGGGCTGAGATGTGTAGCGGCTGCCAGTTCCGCGACGGGGATGCGTTCGGCGCCGGGAGCGGGCAGGTGTTCGACGAGGGAGAGCATGGCCGGGCGTAGTGGGGTTGTCACGCGGCATCGACCGGGTAGAACCGGCCCCCATGCGCCCAGCTCAGGCGGGTTCGGACGATCCCCTCGGGGCCGTGCCGGTTTTTGCAGATGATGACCGCCACCTCGACAGACTGGCCACCACTCACCAGCGCGGTAACCTCCTGCCGTGGGAGCCGTGCGCCGGTGCTGTCCACCGGCACGAGGATGCCCACCTGATCGCTGTCCTGCTCGATCGCCCCGGAATCCCGGAAACTGTGTAGCCCGAGCTCGCCGAGGCCCTTGGCGCTGTCGCGGTTGATGTGCGCCGTCTGGACCACGCAGAGTTGTTCGCGTTCGGCCATCTGTTTGATGCGGTTGGTGTTCACGGCGATGCCCTGGGCGCGGTTGTCGCCGACGGTGGGCAGGCCGTTGAGTAGGTCCAGCACCAGCACGCGCGTGCCGATGGTCTCGCGCACCCGGTGCACCTCGGCTTCGAGGGCATCGATGCCCATCCCGCGCAACTCAGTCACTGCCACGGGGCGACGGGCCAGCCGGTCCAGGCCATCGAGGAGCGAATCGCGCTCACTGTCGCGGACGTGCCCCCGGCGAGTTGCAGTGAGTTTGTCCCAGCCCGCCTCCTGGAATGCCAGCCGGCTGAGCACTTCGAGCTCGGACATCTCTGTGCTCACGAGGTGGACGGGCACGAGCGCCTCGCCACATGTGCGGACCAGCTGCTGGACGAACAGCGATTTGCCGACGCCGGTGTCCGCCCCGAGGGTGATGACGCGCCCGGAGCCGAGCCCGCCGAGGTAGACATCGAGGTGGTGGATGCCGGTTGACGGCCCGGCGAGGGCGCGTGGGTCGGCCATCCAGCGGTCCATCGCCTCCCACCCGCCATCGCTGACGATCTCCTCCAGCATCCGCGTCCGGGCGGCACGCCGGGCGGACGTCTCGCGCAAACTCTCTACCAGCCGGGCGGCGACCTCGCCAGCATCCTCGCCACCCAGCACGGCTCCCATCGCCCCATGCGCCAGTTGCAGCACGCGGCGGGATGCGGCCGCACGCGCCACGAACTGTGCCCAGTAGTCCACCGTCCCCGCCGCTGTCAGCGCAGCTGTGTTCCTCATCAGGTCCCCGAGCCAACGCACCGGCACGTCCCCGCCTGCGACCGTGTTCATCGCCACGGGGCGGCCATCCGCCACACAGCCAGCGATGCGCTCGAACGCCTGCCGCGCCGGGTCGGTCACCATGTCGCCGGGCCCAACCACCGCCAGTACGCGGGCCGGGGCAGTGTGATCCACGAGACAGCACGCGATCAGCGCCTCCTCTGCCTCCCGGTCCGCCTGGATGGGATATTCCACGTCCACCATCGGCGCGGCGCTCAC